GGCGGGTACAGTAGGTGAGTTCGCAGTTATCGGTACATATAATAACTTTGGTCTAATGGCCGGTGTAATGGGTACTATTAATACCAATACTCTTTCAGGTGACGCAGCTGTTATGGCGTTTATGGACGGTGATTCTGGTGTAACTACTGCTCGTTGCGCTTATGGTGTTGCAATGGCTCAAACTACTGCTGGTTCTGGTTTTGAATACGGTATCGACCTAAAGATGCAAGACCCCGTTCTTGATGCTGGTGGCCCTTCTAGCGTTAAACCATACACTAAAGCTAATATCCGTATGGAAAGACTTATACATACAAACTAGTCTTATCACTACCCCTGTATGGAAACTTGTAACAAGAGCTGCGTAATTAACCTCGTAGGGGGCGCTTAGCCCCCTTATAAAACTTAAAGGAGATTAATTATGGCAATGCAATATGACGTACTGTCGTATCACAACTCAGTATCTGGAGTAGCAGTACCTTATCGTACTCGCTTAAAAGGCATAGTAGTGTCACCCACTTCATCTACAACTTTAAACGTAGGCTTTATGAATAATGTTTTTTCAACAGGAACTTATTCTCAAACGGGTACTACAATGACTGTTACTTTAACTGCTCATGGTTTGGTTACAGGCGATCGCGTATGGCTAAGTTGCACAACAGGTGATGGAAATAGTGATTTATATAGCGTTACAGTAACAGACGCTAATACATTTACAGTAACTTCTAGTACATCAGAATCAGCAAGTGGTAACGTAAATGTTTATACAGAAATTTTAACAGAAATTGATTGTGCTACAGCTACATCGTTTTATACATTAATTCCAGGTGAAGGTATTGTAGGCCAAGATGGTTTATATGTAGGACTGCCTTCAACAGGCACTGTAACTACTACAATCTTTTACGGATAAGGACCTATCATGACAATGCAATATGATGTAAAGTCCGCTCACGCAAGTGCATCAGGACAAGTTGTTGGATATGAAGTTAGATTAAAATCTATTACAATATCAAGCGGAGTTGTAGGTCTAAGACAAGTAGCTTTAGTTGATTCTACTACTGCTATATCAGGTACATGGGACAGACCCGCAGGAACGCCAGGTCCAATAACTACTACAGTAACTACAGCAACAAATCATGGTCTTACAACAAATGATAGAGTGGCTATAGATTTTTCTGGCTCTCTTATGCGAGATGGTGTTTATGTCGTCACAGTCACAGGACCTACAACATTTACTGTGCAATCACTTACAACGGGAATTGCATCTGGGACATGTAGTATTTTTACAGAAGATAATATATTTCTTGAAGCAGATACTTTTAATACTATAGGTTTACCAATCCTTATTCCAGGTGAAGGTATTAGATGCCCTAATGGTATATACGCAGTATTAGGTGCTTCAGTTACGGCGACAATATATTATGGCTAATAAGAAAAAAGGTCCTAGCTTAGCTATTGGACGCGGTGAAAAACTTCCTGTATCGAAAGGTGCAGGACTCACGGCTAAAGGTCGTGCAAAGTATAACGCAGCTACTGGGTCAAACCTCAAGGCTCCTCAACCACAAGGTGGCGCTCGTAAGAGATCGTTTTGTGCTAGGATGTCTGGTATGCCCGGTCCTATGAAAGATGAAAAAGGTAGACCTACTCGTAAGGCTGCTTCTTTAAAAAGGTGGAAATGCTAATGACAAAATATTTTGAAACTATAGATGAACATACTAAACATTTAATAGATGGGGTTTCGGTGGCAACGGTTATGGGGACATTAATGAGCTGGTTACCAGCAATCGCAGCACTCTTCACTATTATATGGACTGTTATTCGTATTTATGAAACTAAAACCATACAAGGTTGGTTAAAAAAAGGTAAGTAATATGAAAGCTTTTATAGACAGAATATTTAAGGCTAAAAAACAAAAAGAGTTGTTGAATGAAATTGTTAATACAGAAGTTATTAAAGAAAATAAAAAAATACTTGCAGAACAAATTGAAACAAGTATTAAAAAACACGTAGAAGAAGTAGAAGAAGTAAAAGAAGTTATTAAAAAAGAAGAAGTGAAAAAAGAAGAAGTAGTTATTTACCCACAACCTAATCACTTTTCAGGTTGCAATTGTTTTAAATGTGTACGGTGGAAAAATCAAAATTAATAGGAGTATAGATTATGAAAAAAGTAGATGCAAGCGAAAATCCTGGATTATCAAAACTACCAACAGAGGTTAGAAATAAAATGGGCTACATGAAAAAAGGCGGTATGGCTAAAAAAGGTATGCATAAAATGCCCGACGGAAAAATGATGAAAGATTCTGATATGTCTAAAAAGAAAATGAATATGGGTGGCAAGGCAGACATGATGCAAGATAAAAAAACAGTTAAAAAAGCTGTAGGCATGCATGAGAAACAACTTCATGGTGGTAAGAAGTCAGACTTAGCTAAGCTTAAAATGGGTGGTATGACTAAGATGAAATCAGGTGGTATGGCTAAATGCGCTAAAGGCGGCGGCATTGAAGTTCGCGGTAAAACAAAAGGCAAGATGTGCTAGGAGAATAATATGGGGCTATTTGGCAAAAATACAGCATCAGCAACAGCATCACCAGACGGAAGCGTCCCTGCAGAGGGGAAGGGAAGTTTTTTAAGCGGAGTATTAAGAGACGCTATTGGACAATTAAAAGCTCAAGGCGGATTTGATTCAGGAATAAGTAGTTCTCCTGAAACTAAAGTTACTCTTGATTTGGTTGATGATAAATTTGAAAAAGGCATGAAAAAAGGCGGTAAGGTCAAAGCTAAAAAAATGGCTAAAGGCGGATCAACTGCTTCTAAACGTGCTGACGGCTGCGCAGTTCGCGGTAAAACTAAAGGAAGGATTTGCTAATCATGGCAATTATCGAAAAAATTAAAAAGTTTGTTAAGGATGTTACGCCTCCATCAAAAGAACAAAAAGCTAAAATTGAAGAAAAGCAAATGAAAATGGAAGAAATGAAAGATCCAGAAGCTTATCGTAAAAATAAAGCTATGTACGATGTAAGTACAGAAGTTAAGAAGTTTGATGAGAACTACAAAAAAGGTGGTATGGTTAAATCTTCAGCTTCTAAACGTGCTGATGGTATCGCTGTAAAAGGCAAAACTAGAGGAAAGATCTGCTAATGAGACCTTCACGTGGTATGGGCGCTATAAAGAAAACTAAGATCCCTAGTGCTACTGAGAATAAAATGCCTAAAGGCGTTGTTAAAAAACGTCGTGACAACACGGACTTTACTCAGTTTAAAGAAGGTGGCAAAGTAAACGCTGCAGGTAACTACACAAAGCCAAGTTTGAGAAAAAGAATAGTGTCACAAGTTAAATCTGCTGCAACACACGGTACAGGAGCTGGTCAATGGTCAGCTCGTAAAGCACAGTTAGTAGCTAAGAAATACAAAGCCGCAGGTGGCGGATATAAGTGAGTTGGTCAAAGAAATATAAATCGTCTATTGATTGTGATAATCCAAAAGGGTTTTCTCAAAAAGCACATTGTGCAGGACGTAAAAAGAAAATGGCAAGTGGTGGACTAGCTAAACCTCAACAGTCTTTAAAAGCTTGGGGTGAACAAAAGTGGAGAACTAAGTCAGGTAAAAAGTCTAGTGAGACAGGCGAAAGATATCTACCTGAAAATGCTATTAAGTCATTAAGCTCACAAGAATATGCAGCAACAACAAAAGCAAAAAGGGCAGGTAAAGCTAAAGGCAAACAGTTTGTAGCTCAACCTAAATCTATTAAACAAAAAGTAAAACCTTTTAGAAAAATATAATTATGGTAGATAGAACCACAGGACAGACAAGTTTTAACTTAGATCTAAACAATCTTGTTGAAGATGCATTTGAACGTTGCGGACAAGAGTTGCGTACTGGATATGATCTACGTACTGCAAGACGTTCACTAAATCTAATGACGATTGAATGGGCTAATCGTGGTATTAATCTATGGACTGTAGAACCGGGTCAAATACAGTTAAATCAAAATCAAATTATGTATGCCTTGCCTACTGACACTATAGACCTTCTTGACATGGTGACTAGAACCGGTACTGGATCAAACCAGCAAGACATTAATATTAACCGCATTTCTGAGTCAACTTACATTACCATACCTAATAAGAATGCTACAGGTCGCCCTATCCAAGTGTGGATTAACAGACAAAGTGGCCAAGAGAACCCTACTACATTACTTACAGCTGAAGCGCTAGATGCCACAGAAACAACGATTACATTAACATCAACTGTAGGCTTAGCACAATTTGGGTTTATTAAAGTTGATAACGAAACCATTCAGTATGGCGGTATAAGTGGTAATGATTTAGTGGATTGTGTACGCGGTGTTAATTATACAACTGCGGCAACGCATATAACAGCATCTAGAATTTATGTACAGAATCTACCTACAGTCAACGTATGGCCAGCACCCGATCAAAGTAATTTTTATCAGTTTGTATATTACAGATTAAGACGTATTCAAGATGCAGGTACGGGACTCTCAGTCGAAGATATTCCGTTTAGATTTATTCCTTGTATGGTTTCAGGGCTAGCTGCGTATTTAAGTATGAAGTTACCTAATGTATCCCCTGATAGAATTCAGATGTTAAGAGCAGATTACGAAGCAGCGTTCCAATTAGCAGCAGATGAAGACCGAGAAAAAGCAAGTATTAGGTTTGTACCTAGAGACATGAGTTACATAAGGTAAACGATGCCAAGTAAATTTGCAAGTGCCAAGAATTCAATTGCACAGTGTGACCGTTGTGGGTTTAGATTCAAACTAAAACAACTTAAAACATTGGTTATTAAGACCAAAAATGTTAATATACTTGTATGTCCTGAGTGTTGGGAACCAGATCAACCACAATTAA